AGGGGTGCTGACCTTGGGGATGCTGACCTTAGGGGTGCTGACCTTAGGGGTGCTGACCTTAGGTGTGCCAACCTTAGGGGTGCTGACCTTGGGGGTGCTGACCTTAGGCGTGCTGACCTTAGGGGTACTGACCTTCACACAATGCAATCAGGGAGGTATTTTCTATCGGCTTGTAAAGGGGTCTTACGTGGCGCGTGTACCATCAAGACCTACCAGGAGTGGCTTGAGTATGATGGTGAGGGGTTAAGCGACTATGATAAGAGCTATCTGGAAAATGTAACAAAGCCATTTGTAAGAATGGTTATAGCGATGGGAGCCAGCCAATGACAAAAGATAAACTATGGGTAGTGAGGGATAAGGAGGGAGAAATCATGCAAGGGATTAATACACATGATGCAGCTTCAGTAGAAACTTTTCGGAGGCAAGGCTACACAGTAGAACAAGTTGAGGTTGTGCCTGTTGGTACTCTGGAGAGGTTGGAAGGTATGGTTGGTGTGTTTGATGCTGCTTATGATGTTGCACAGCATATAGGCTGGAGCGGCAGTATTAATTCAAGGCATGAGTTAGCCGATGAGTTGGCCTACAAGATAACACAGTTTGCAAATAAGCAAGCCCTATCCAATACAAGCGAGGGGGAGTGATGCCAGCCTATAAACACATGAGAGAGAAATCAAGGGAGGAGCTTGCTGAGGATTACGAAAGGCTCCAGAATAGAGAACAGGCTATTACCTGTATAGCGGGGTTTCTAGGAGTGTCTGTACTGGTGGTTATGTTTGTTCTAGTGTGTATGGGGATGCAATGAAGCCGGTATTAATTGCGCTTGGAGTGCTTACAATCCTGACGATATATTTTATAATGCACGTTTGAGGTGAATATGGATAAGATTAGACAGTTATTAAAACTACATGAAGGCGTCAAAGATCGCCCCTATCGCTGTACGGCGGATAAGCTGACTATCGGCGTTGGTCATAATCTAGATGATAAGGCTATTTCTAAAGAGGCTATTGAGCAAATTCTAGAGGATGATCTTGAAGATGTATTAAAAGAGGTCGGAACCCTTTCTTATTGGGGTGATTTAGATGCAGTCCGGCAGGCTGTTTTAATTGATATGTGTTTTAATTTGGGCTTCTCGGGGCTGAAAAAGTTCAAAAAAATGCACGCCGCTTTAAATCTTGGTGACTATGTAGAGGCCGCTAATCAAATGATGGACTCTAGATGGTCTACACAAGTTGGATCTCGGTCTAAGCGATTAGAGAAAATGATGATTTCCGGAGGGTGGCCTAGTGAGCTTTCTTAACAAGCTATTCGCTCTCTCAGATAAATTCTTCACCCACAAAAAGGGCTTTAGAAGGCTCCTAATCTGTTGGGCGTGCTGGTTATTAACCGTATACACCCTAAGGATTACAGATGCAGCCATTATCGGGGATGTCAGTCCTTGGGCGGCAACCTTCGGAGCAACACTAGCAGGATTAGTTACTTTCTTTGGATGGCAGTACGGTAAACACCGAAACGAGGAGAAAAATGTTAACACTGATTAAAAACCCTAAAATACTTGGGGCATTAGCTCTATGCGTAGTACTGGGGGGCATAGGGCATTTTTTATACAAGTCGGGCTATAGAAGCGCTGAGAACGCGTATTTAAGCGAATTGCAGAAAGCTAACATAGCCTACCAGAAGAAGATAAAACGCGCTGTATCGGACGCTGAGGCGCTGTACATGGAAGATAAGCGTAGAACTCTAGAAAGAGCGAAGAAAGCAGAGGCTAGACTTAAAAAATCTCGGGAGAGAGCAAATGAAATCGAAACTATTATTTCTGACTGTACTAACCTTGGGGATGATTTTACAAGGGTGTTCGAGAGTCAGTGTAAAGCCAGTGGACGCTGTACAGATTAAAGCTCCTGTAGATAGTGCTTTATTAGTTCCTTGTCCTAATGCGGTTCTTTACCCAAAAAAGGACACCCCTAAGGATGTCTTAAGAGTTAACGAGGAGAATATGTTGTATATCGGTCAGGTATGCGACCAATTAAATGATCTTATCGAAGCCGTTGAAGCTAGATAACCCAATCCTTTAATTCTTTTAAGGCTGTCATAACGCCCGCCCATACTGCTGTAAGGGTAGGAATAGCCCACTTAGCCGTCTTCTTAACTGTGTTAATTTCCTGGATGTTCTCTTTGCAATACATAACATCCTCTTCCATGTGATCTACTTTGTTCTCCAGGTCATTATGCTTTTGATTACTATTCTCAGCATGGGTGGTTAAGAGAAGTTTAATCTCTTGGGTAGCAGTATGAAGCTGGCCTATCATTTGAGTTTGATGGTCGTTCTTATCATAGAGATTCTTAAGCTGATTCTCTGTATTCTCAGCCTTTCCCTTTAAGTATCCGATGTCTTCCGTGTGATCTGCCATTAGATGTCCTTGTTACCATAGACGTAACAGGTTAAGTATCCATCAGTAAAGGCATTACCCGATACCGATAGCTGAATAGCAGACAGGGCAGAAACCAAAGAAGCACCATTAATTCTACCGCCCGCTGTAGTTACAACATTATTACCAGACTGCCTACCACCATAAGAGTGAATCATCCACGTATCGGAGCCATCATTTATCTTATCCAGGGTAATTCTTACTGAAGCGGTGTTATTGCCTGAGTCTATAATGCCATTATCTGCAAAAGTATCCCAAGAAGTACCGCCATCAGTCGCGCTAGAGGTAAAGGTCTGCCGACCAATGTAATCCCCTACAGCCGTTAGATAAGTTGGAGTAGCACCATAACCCGCTTGGAGTTCTATGTTTGCGTCTGCGGTGTCTACCTGTAAAGTCGTGCCAATAATTTCAATCTTGGTAGCGTTATCAGGAATCCCTGTGAAGGCATAACTAGAGCCTGAAGTTAATTGTCCAGAGTCACCGAACTTATACCACTGACGGTAAATCTCAGAGCTTAAGGCAGGATCACCGGAAGAGTCATAAGAAATAACCTTGCCCGCTGTGCCAGCTGCCATCTTATCTATAGTAACCGCATCATCTTCAATATTAGCGGTCTGCTGCTGTCCAGAGATTAAAACCAGCTTAAAGATAGACCCGGTATACCTAAAACTATACTCTCTGTCAGTTTGTAGGAAGTTATCCGCTATCAAAGTTGAGCCGTCATAACTCCTAAGACCTACAGCACCCAAACCCTCTACATCTACGCTAGGGCTTCCGCCTACGTTGGTTGTATTGGGAGTCCATCGGATAATCTGGCCTTCTCTGTACTGAGCGGGAGCATCAAAGCCGCCCGCAATAGAAAGCTCATAATCATCTCCTGTGTTGGTCGAAGTATAAGGCGCGGTGTTCTCTACTAAAGCTTCTGAATTCGCTTGAATATCATTTTCTAGATTTATGATGTCTGTGCCGTCTACAGGAGGATAGTAATCATCCAACTCCCATAAAACAGCATCTTCCGCATTCCGCCACTCGATACGATAACCACCCGAGGCACCAAATACATTACCTAAACGACCCGCGCCATCAGACTCATAAGGATTAGCTAAGGCCTGAGTTAATGCAGCATCACTATAAAGGGCTTTAGGCGTATTCGAGCCTACTTCATAGGAATATAAAAGTCCCTTAGGAACACTACGACCCTCTGTGTCGCCCCATTGATTATTAACTACTGTAAGTCTGCCCATAATTAACTACCCGGAAATAGTAAAACAATCCATCCTACCCAGGACGGTTCGTTATCAAATTGACTCATAACAAGGTCGTGATTATGCCCTTGACCACCACCCGCGCTGCTCGTAGTCGTGTCATTACCCGAACCTGTCGCTGTATCATCAGGGCCACTAGATACCGTACCCTTTCTTCCTAATCCGTGATTGTGGGATGGAATTTCGTCTATCGTTAACACATGATCCTGAACCGCACCCGTAGGAGTGATTAAATTAGAACCCCCTGTAATGCCTATACCTGCTATATTGGTCGCTCCTCTTATGTGAGCCTCATCCATATTAGGTGTGCCATTATTGCCATCACAGACAAACCAGCCATCTGCAAGCCATACGTCTAGCTGATCTTGATTGCCAAAGAATAAAATACCCGCTCCAGGTTTTGGGAAATCTCCCGTTGAGGTTGTGGCAACATTGGAATTTACGTCGTCAACATCCCACTCGATAACGTCTGATGAGTTTCTCAACTGAACACGATAAGAGGAATTCTGTAAGTAAACCCGTGAGATTAATCGACCAGCCCCATCTAATTCAATAGGATTAGGATTAGGAACGGTTAAGTCTTTATCCGCATAAGTCGTTTTTGGATTGGTTGTACCCGCATCAAAGAAATACAGCTTTCCAGAGGAAAGAGGATCTCCGTTAATGTCGAAAAATTGCGGGACGGGATTTGTAAATAAGTTACCTGCCATTGTCTTTTACCCATATTTCAGGCCGAGTTAAGGCCTGCTGATCTTTCCAATTGCTTTCGTGGTGGAAGGACGCAACAGTGACAATCATTGCAACATTACAAGCAAACCACCAAGGCGCTAATTCCGATATAAACGCGAATAACAGCGTATTAAAACAGCACCAATAGAACATAATTCCTAGCTTTTTCATTGTTTCACTGCCTTTTCTAGTTCTCGTTGTGGCACAGCGAGAGCCTCTTGCTCTTTACGCCTTAACCTGCGCTTCTCAATGCTATTTCTAAGCATCTTAGGAGACATTCTGTCAATCAATGATTCAACTGCACGATTTACGGCGAATCCACTAGGGCCAGAGCCAGCATAGACAGACTTTACAGGCGTTCTAGCCTTACTGATTTCTATAATATCGTCTATTAGAGATCGCTCTTCAGGAGTGAATAATGCCTCATATCGAGTAGGCGCATCCTTTCCCTTGCCAGCTTTAGTGTTTTTAAGTGGAGCGAATACTTTCTCAAACCGGCTTCCAACAAAGCTATCTACACCGCCCTCTGTCTTGGCACCCCTAGCTTTCTCAATAGCCTCATCAAATATATTGGCTTTCAGGTTATTCCATGCAGAGATGCCAGCATCGCCGGACTTGTTTAAAAAGAAGTCTTTAAGGTGTGCAAATTCCTCAGGGCGATTAGTCTTAATAATCTTATTAACTATCTGTTCTTGTGGAACCTTGTTGTATAAAATGTCCTCTAATAGATTCCCTGTGTATTTGTCGAACTTACCACCCTTCCTTCTCTCAATTAACTCATGGAATCTGCGCTTCTGCTGTCTTGCATCAAAGAAAAGATCCTCACCAACAGCGCCAGCTACGTCCTCATCTAAAGCATCTTTTAAATCAGATATAATCCTTCTCGTTGTTGCGCTTTGTCGTGACCCATCAGACGCCTCGCCCCAAATTTTATTCAATTCCTGTCTAATAGATTCAGCGGTTTCTACGTCAATCTTACCCTCAGCTTTCCAGCCCTTAGCAGGAATTATCCCTTTTTCTTGTAATATCCCTTTGATTTGCTTGACTGTGCCACCAGACGCAGTGTTTTCAGGAGCGCTTTTTCTAAGCCCCTCAACCAATCCGCCTAGTTTAATATTCATCTCTCCAGGCGCAGCCTCTCTAGCCGCTCGATAAGCCTCACTAACAGCGTTATCGGCAGTCTCCGCAATATCATTCACAACAGACTGTAAACCAGCATTAGTAGAAGCTACATCATCCGCAATGGCTCCAATAGACTCCTTTCCTTCTCTAGCAAGGTCGGACAATCTAGCATCCTGATTAGCCACTAAACCCGAAACATCGCCGGACTCTTTCATTAAATCCTGTTGACGCAACCAATCGTCTGTAGCCTGAGTAATGTTTGCCCGAGTTGCATCAATACCTCTACGCTTAAACAGATTAAACCTTTCAGCCTGCTCAGGGGTTACAACACCCGTCTTTTGTAATTGTCCAGAAATCTCTAGATCTACATCTACACCCTCTTCCGCCTTTTTCTTAAGTGCATCTATAGCATCTTGTGTAAACTCGCCAGCATCGTCATAAACCCGTACTTTTGGATCACCTAGAATAGTCTTTACCGCATTATCTACCCCCGCATATAAATCATCCGTCATACGCGCAACACGCTTAGCAGCTTTAGGGGCGTTTTTAGATGTCACCCTTGCTCCTTCCAGGCCAAGCAACTCTAGGGCTAGAGTAGGCAGAGACTCAGCGCCAGCAGCTAAAACAGGGCTTCCTGTTAACTCATATGTTCCCTCACCTAAAAATTCCTCGGTAGCTTCAAAAGCCTCACCAACAGGCTGCATAAACTCGCCAAACTTCTGTAAAGATTCTTGTCCGGCCTTAGTTCTAGGCTGATAGGTAAATGCTTCCCTAGTCTCCTCAACAGCAGCCCTTACATCTGGAGAGCCTGTCATAGTTTCGTAAATAGCCCGTCCACCAGCGGCAACCTCAGCAGGAATAGCTGATAAGATTGTTAAGGCGGGTTCTAATACAGGAGATTGAACCCCTTCAGCTTGACGCTTTTCAACCTCTGCTTGAAGCTCAGCAATCCTCTCGGGTTGAGGGGGAGGTGCCTGCCTGCTTTGTAGCTCAGCCTGTAATTCTGCCAAACGATCAGCCATTACTGACCACCGCTTAGGGCTTGTATCTCTGCCATTAATTCTTCATCTGTCATTTCTGCGGCAGGCTTAACAGCGGGAGCTTCTGGCTCTGTAACTTGGTCAACAAACCTGGAAAGGCTTTCAATAGACTCCACGCCCGTTAGCATCGCGTCTAATCTATCCTGCTTGATTCCTGAGGCTTCACCGCGCTGCCTAGTCTCTCCCAATTGCTGGAGAATAACTGGAGCCTCTGCGGAAGTAACAGCCTTAGCAATATCTAACAACCCATCAGGATCAAAATACTTAGGATTGGTTGGATCAAAAGCTTTTTGTAATTCTCTAACAGAATCACCCTCTCCGCGCTCCACAAGAACATCCGCAAAGGCTTGATATGGGTTAGCGGCACCAGCGATCGCTGCGGCATCTCTGTCGGTAACAACCCCTGGAGATATAAGCCTTGCCACACTCATAATAGCTGCTGCGTTAGCTTGCCTGCTGCCCCCTGGTTTTTTCATCTCCTTATAAAGCCCTTCAACCTTGCCAAATGCCTCATTAATTTCAGAAGCACGTTTCTTTAAATTCTTAACATCAGTCCTGACAACTCCACGCTCTTCTTTTAAAAACTCTTTCGCGCCAGGATCATCACCAGCAACCCTAACAGGAGATCCGCTAGAAATATCGTATATAGCGCCGTCCTGCATCATGTAATTACCGCGAACAGCCTCTCTAGCCTCTTTCTGTTGCTTTAAGGCTAGCTCCTGCTGCTTGATGGCCATCTCTTGAGCTTTCATCTCTTGAGCTTGCTGTGCCTGTGCCGCTTTAGCTTGTGCGGCTTGTTGCTGCCCCATATATTGCTGCATTTGCATTCCGGCCTGAGGGTTTACCTGCATTAACCGCTGCATAGCTTCAGGACTTCCAGCCATTGCTGGCCCCATCAGTTTTTGGGTTTGGGTCTGTTGTTTAGCTTGTAGGAAATTCTGGAGCATCCCGGTTAAAGGAGTGCCTCCACCTTGTTGGAACATAGCCATTAGATACCCCCGTAATTCTGTGTTAGGAAGTTCTCTGGAATGTTAAATGAGCCACCGGAGCTAATGGGAGGAGTTGCTGTAGGCATTCCGTAGCCTGTAGTATCCGCCATGCCCCCTAAACCACCAAAGCCGCCACCCATAGCCATACCGCCTAAAGTGCCTGCTACGCCCATTATATCGCCTCTCATAGCGTTCTGAGCTTGAGCATCAGCCATAGCCTCTTGCGCCATGAGATTTCCCATCTGTTGCTGAGCGCCCATAATGTTCTGACCAGTCTGCATACCCATTCCAGCTTGTTGGAAAGCGGCCTGTTGACCCCTTCCAGACATATTCATTAGACGATTCATGTAATCGCCGTAGTATTGACCAAATACGTCTTGTCCTGCCTGTTGTAAACCCTCTAAGCGAGAGCCTGACATCAACATACCAGCACCGGCACCCGCTTGATTAACAGCGCCTAAGCCTTGTTCTAGTGCTTGTTGGTATCCAGGTAATTGAGTGACATCGAAAGCCTCGCCTCCCATGCCCATCTGAGCCATGAGCTGTCCTGTGGCTTGCTTGCCCATACTTCTATAGGGCTTTGAAAGTCTACGTGATTCTCTTAGACGGCTTCTTTGATAACGCTTGCCTCTACGGATAGCGTCCATTGATTGATCGAAATCGGGAGATTCTGCGGAAAATAGTCCCATTTACGGAAATCCTCTTAGTTTTCTATGGATGCCCGTCTTAAGGCTATTTTCATGGATTATAGGTATAAATACCTATTGACGCAAGTCTAGTTCTCAATAGATAGCTTTATGGTATTGGTGTTGTTGTCTAAAGCTGTACCCGCAGACCATGAACCAGAGGACTTTGTGTAAAAGCTTAATCCTGATAGGTCTAGATAGGTATCTCCGTCCTCACCAAGTCCGGCAGCAGGAGCGCCTGAGCCTAAGTAAATATCACCGACAATCCGCTCAATAATGTCATTTAAAAGCTTCTCAGCAAAGGACGTTAGATAGCCTGATTCCGTGAAGAGAATATCAATAGAGGCGCGGTCAATAAGTAACATTATGCCCCCTTATCTATGTCTGCCCAAGCTTCATAGACCGTTAAGCGGACATCATCATTAACAGTAAACCTAAAGACTAAGCCTTGACCCCTGCGAACCCTGCCGATATTTCTCCAGATAACTTTCTGCTTCCTGTTTCCTATCCGGCCTAACGATCTGTCCGTTTTATTAATGAATGTCTCTCCGCCATCCTTAGAAACAGATAGCTTAATTCCAGGCTCTTCAGTATTGTTTAACTTCTGTCCCGTTTCGGTGACGTTATTCTCATTGCCCACCCCGACCTCTGGAAAGAGTTCTATCCGTGAACAGGTAAAATGGGCGGATTTAATACTAATAGCGGGAGTCTGCCAGATAGTAGGAGTTTCCTCACCCGCTTCAGAAAAGACCCTTTCATCTAGGACGAATAATTTCCCGGACTGAGAATCACCCAAAACAACACGATCAAAAATAAGCGCAGCGTTATTAACTCGCCATTTCCCAAGGCCGTTAGAAGCCCGTTTATGCCAGTTCCCACGATTAACATCATAACACCACGTAACACCCGAACCGACAAAGGTCAAACAGTAAACTTTATAATGAGGGTGATCTATAAACCAGCCCTCCGCTCTTTCTGGATTGGAATAGTCCCTAATCTGCTCCTCTAAAGCGAGGTCAGAAATCTTCTGGTAATTACCCCCATTTACTAAATGAACAGTGAAATCATCGGCTAAGAAGAAAATGTTATTCTGCCAAGTAGTCAAAGATGATTTAGCACCTAGACCCCTTTCTACTGTTCCACCCGTAGTCCTTCTAAGAGGGAATCCTGTAGAAGCGCCGGTATCCTGCCATCTCTCCCGAGTACCAGAACCAAAGGGAATAACCTCAGTGTTAACCGCTACAACATATCGAAGTAAATCAGGTTTATTCTCAGCACTTGCAAAGAACAGCGGATCATAGGAGAAACCGTCTAGAATATCCGACCCGAAGAACTCATTAGAATCAGGTTTATTAAACCAAAATCTCTGGTTAAATGCCGTTACCGAGAAGTCAGGATCAAAGTCTATGTCCGTTACTTCCGCGAACGAGCCGTCAGAATTCTTATATATAAAACCTCGACCATCTGTAAGAGCCATAACCTGAGGTTCATCTGTGCCAATAGAAGCGATACGAGCGGGACTAGTAAACCCCGCCACAGTGCCAACATTAACCGCACTGACAGAGCCAACAGGGTTGATAGTAACGCGATAGAAACTAGAGCCAGATACCACATACAGAACATCAGCAGCCACATGCATTGCTCGAATCGGCCCATCCCCCAACTCGATGAAGTCCGTAAATCCAGGAGCGCGTTCAATGGCTTTCCATTCCCCGTTATCGTCCGTTTCAATATAACAGTTAGTGACTTCTTCGCGCCCATAGCGTGAATCTAAATCCCTGCTTCTACCGCCTAATGGTATTCTTTCTCTCACTATTGCCCCTCACGGTTTAAGGACACTCTAAGAGGGCCTACCTCATTGTCGTAAGAGAATACATTCGCTTCTATCTCTAACATCTCTTGCTTAACACTCGCTTTAATCTCTGATGAGATGCCTAAGCGGTCACACATTCTAACCGCTAACTTATAAACTAAATACGGCAGATAAGCACGGTCTAAATCAATAGCATCCGTGGTAGCTTTCATATCGTCCAATCGAGACTCATACCAGAAGCGAATCAGGTAAGTATCATTCACAGGAGGCGACCATATAAACATCGTACCCCTACGGATAGACCTCCAGTAATAAGCCTGAGAGGGAACGCCGGAAGTCGTAGTTTTAAAAGGCAGTCTCTCGTATTCATCACGGGAAAGCTGCTGAATAGGAACGTCCGTTTGGAAGAAATCCCTACGATAAATGTCTAATACCCTGGCAACAGGCTCTAATTCTTCTCTCCAGTTGTAAATCTGGCATCCCGCATCAATATCGCCGTCTGTAGCGTCTTCTAGCTCAATATCAGCCTCAGGAGAGGTGGTCGGAGTAATGGACTTAATAAATGACCTGAAAAACGTGGAGTCATTCTTTAATACCAAGAATCTGTCGCCTACTTCCATATTAGAAGCATCATCTACAGGAATAATCGTAGCAGGAGAGGTAACGTCCGCAGTTGTTAAAGCCTCAAAGAATGTATTAGTAGAATCTACATTCTCAGTATCTTCTAGGACATACTCAACATCGCCAGCCTTAGGGAATAAAGTCCCTGTTCTATACGTGGCAATATGTAGACCTTGGGCTTGGCACTCTCGCATAACAAGATTAAGCGCATTTAACGCCCGTTTATATTCCTCAGGCTCTACACCCTCTCCATCTGAGCCTACTTGAATAGTATCCAAGGCATCGTCAATAATCTCACCCGCTGTTAGGGTGAAATCAGTCGTTCCCGAGGGAGTAAATTCTTGAAATTCTTGAAAGCTCATAAATCACCCCATCCCGAAGCCGGGTCGTATGGTGTAACCTCTGGATCTGGATTCTCAGACCTTGACTCTATAAAGACTCGCTGCGCTCTAGGAGTTACCGGAAAGTCTTGAGGTTGTCGCTGCTCAAAGTTCTCCCTGGTAGTCTGTATACCATCCCACCTCTTAAAAGTCTTGTCCTGCTTAACCTTCATACCCGTAACATCATCAATAGTATTACAGGTATTCCACTTAAACTTATCTGTGTTGAGGTATCTACCCATAAAATGCCCCTATTCTCTGCGGAGGAATGATTTCTATCTCTGTACCCATAAAATCCTTGGTAACAGCGGATCTATCGTAAATAGCATTATACTTGTCCAGGGCACCGCTAGACAAAGGAATAAACTCCTCTTCATCATAATGTCCTAAAACCTCAATGTTAGCCATTTGACCCAATAACTCGACATCTTCAACGCGCAGAAGCGCAATATACTCGGGATGCTTGTCTATTAATGGGGTTCTATCACCACCTAATTGATAATCACCTTGATCGTCTTGAGATAACCACCCAAAAAGGCCAGCCGAGACAGCTTCATCAACCAATCCTGCAACATTATTTGTATAACAAACTAAATCAGGCATATTTCACCTCATCGGCAGTTATATCCGTGTCATAAACTCTAAAATTCTTAATATGAAAATGTCCGGTATTAGAGTGGTTAAGAAGAATGTCCGTAGGAGTGCCTCCTATCCCCGCTACAGCCGCTGTTCCTAATGAGACATTATCTATATAGCCTGTGAAATTCGCGCCGTCAGACGATATGACAGCCCTGTATGTCTGCTTGGGGTCAACAGAATCAACTCCAGACTGTACAAAGTTAGTGCCAAAGTACAATTGACAGCGACTCGCGCCCGATACTAAAGCCCTTCGTGGAGTGGTTTCACCGTTTACCTTCCACAGAGACTGCGTAGAGCCTAAATCACCGATTATAGTGAAGTCAAAAGCTATGGTTTGAGCTGCTCCAGGGGCGGGCAAGTTAGCATCATCTAAAGAGGCCTGCTCTGAGGTTCTCGTAACACTTGAAGCCGCTGTTTTAATATCTGAAGTAGGGACTACACCGTCTTGTAATTGAGGAAGATAAACTAAAATATAATCCCCAGGATTAGAAGAGCCGAATATATTATCCTCATTGACTGCAAGCAAAATAGAGTCAGAAGCGCCAGAGGCTACACCTGTTCGCCTTACCCACTCACCGCCAGATAGATCAACATTCTCCATGAACGTAGAGGCAGGATTAGCCAGCATTCCCCAACTACATGAATCAACATTGCCCTTTCTAAGCCATACGGAGCCAGAATTGCTATTTAAGCCCGCTGTAACCTGTGCTAGATAGGCTGCACCTGTGGCAGTTGCCTCTAGCTTCCACGCATTAAAGCCGCCTTCTGGATCTCTTACTGTTGTATCCTTGGTCAGCGCATTGACATTGCTAGAGAAGTTCCACGCCGCATTCGTCAGGTCTTCGTTATATAGGCAGTAATTAGTAGCAGCTCCCTCACACATCAAGCCCGGAACCTCGAATCGAGGCGCATTAATAGCCGCTTGCGTTAATAATCCGGAGGTATTGGAGACATAATTACCCACCGTAGAGCGCGTTACAGTACCATCTGCTGCGCCCTTTTGGTCGATAAGATCAGTAACAAGAGGATAGTCTATAACCAAGTTCTGAGACAGCGGATTCAAAGAACTGCCGCCTACGCCTGGATTAGATAACCCGCTGCTAGCTAATCCCGTTTGTGAAAGTCCGGGTCTTGCTAACATGTTAGTAGCTCTGAGTTACTTGTAAAGTTCCCTTGCCTGAGAAGCTTCCAGCCCCCTTAACTGCGCGAATCAATTGAACCGCACCCGTGGTAGATCCTTTTGTTCTACCGCTTACGCCTGAGAAGTCGTCAAAATCCTCAACGATAATAGTAGAAACCTGACAACTGCCGGAAGTAGTGCCGCTATTCGCTACGGTAACAGTGAAGTTATCACCATCGACAACGCTAGCAACCTCGATAGTAAAGCCTTCGACATTATCCCAGTCAGTACCCTGTAGGGAGATTGCATCAGCCGCAGTCAGACCATGATCCTCTAACTCGATGCTTAAGGTTGTACCGCTTCGAGTAAATTTAGCCCTACGAAACTCCTCAGGGTTAGATAAAGAGTTTTGAATTGAATACGTACCAGTCGCTCCGTCATGGGGATGGAAGCGAAGACCAATAGAATAGTCTTCCTTCATGTTGTTAATCCGCACCCAAGGGGATTGGTCAGCTACTGCTGTATCTAATACACGTTTTAAAGTTCTCATAAAATCACCTTATAATTAAAATAATTACCGCATTGTAAAATTATACGTCCTAACAACAAGATCAGTCGTATCATCGTCATTAGCAACCCACACTTCTACATAATCGTTCTGCTCTAGCTGGACTGTTTCGTTAAATCCAGAGGCTTGAGTATCCAATACGCCGCCTACTTGAAACTGTACCCGAGAGGATGTAATTGCTGTGCCATTCTTGGCAACATAAACAGAAACATTATCGTTTCCGCCGCTAAAATTATCAATAGAAATAGAGCCAGATACTGTGACTGTTCGCTTGGATACGCCTGTATATCTAATTCTATTGTCAGTTCCTCCGTCATCATCAGCCCTAAAGGTCTCACCAAGAGTAGAAGCGCCGGTTACCTTAACAGGAGTGCCAGAGGCGGAAATAGTCGTAGTGGTCGAACCGTCTTTTCTGACATTGCCGAAAGCTTCCGTATCTTTATAAATCTGATCTATGCCAAACGCCTCAACAGACCACTCATTAGCATCGAAGGTGGTGAGATCGTCTACATAAGTACCAGCTCCAGTAAAAGCGACACCCCCATCTAATTGACCAAAGCTAGAAAGTGAAGTAATGCCAGCAACGCTTATTCCGGTCTTACCAGATGCAACTCCCATGCCTCCACCATGAAAGCGCAGGAGATCCATAGCCCCGGTAAAGGTCATGTTTGTAGTTGCAGTATTATTCTGAATCCACGGGGAGCTTTTGCTTGCGTACCTAGCAACATCATTACACGTTAAGCCTCCGGCGTTGTTCTGATATACGTTATTCTGTTCATCAAGGGCATATAGATTATCAAAGGAGCCTAGTGATTCATTCCCATTAAACGAGCAATCGCTGATAGCCCATGTTTCAAACCCTGTATCACCCGTTACATCGAAAACCTTTGAGCTTGTACCGTTAATATCGAACTTTAATCCGCTGAGAGAGCCTGATTGATCTGAGCTAAAAAACACATGATTAGCCTCAGATGAAGTAAAGCCATCAAAAGACCTTCCAACATTGCCGTAAATGGGCGCTCCGTTAGGGTCTAAAGATGTGTTATCTGTGGCTGTAATGTTACCAAATACCTGATACGCCTTAGTACTATCACCTGGAGTCAAATGATCTATAACATCCTGCCAGGACTCTATATTGATAACATCATCATCAACTATCTTCCATGTTCCATAACGCACATCACCTATTCGACCATTCAAGGTGCCGGTATTCGTTACTGTATAAGTATTGTGGTCAAATTCGCTAATCTCAATTGTGGCAGAAGCGCCCGAACCTACAACAATATCACCCTCAACCTTGCCAGCCCTTAATGTGGTTGTTCCACCCTGTAAGTCTATCGAGGTTCCGCCAGGACAAGAGATAAGTGAAATATTGGCATCAAGATCACCTGAAAGATTCTGAACCCCTTTAACACTCGTTAATGAGTTGTCTTCTATCGTACTACCATTAAGCACAAAGCGAGTGGTTGAGTTCTGAATAAACCCGACCCCGCTATTTACTTGGGCTATTGCCCTATCGAAATCAACAGTAAACACATCACCAAAGGTAGAGGTATTATTGACAGCATAAGTGCCGAAAATAAACGCTTCAACATTAGCAAAGTTTACTCCGCTTAAGCCTTTATGATCCAGGCATGGGCCTGTCTCATGTTGTAGTGTGGCAGCATTGAGAGAGCCAAACAAACTCCCGTCAAACTCTGCCGCAGGAAAGCTAGTATTGCCATTCTCCAACACTCGGACATTAGCCGTAGCATTGTTAGCCATTGTTAAAACGGCAGACGCTAGAGAAGGGCGATAAGAAATATTATCGAAATCTAATGTGCATCCAGCAAACAGTGTGAGCGCTTGGCTATCCCCAATAGTTTCATCAGTAGAAGAATTGGTTGTATCGGTTGTGATTGTTACCGGGTTATCCCCATCAGGAGAAGGGACAAGAGCCTGAGCCAATGTCTTAGCCCGCTGATAGTCCTTAACCGCTTTATCTTGGGTTACGCCGTTATAGGTGTTATCTCCACTATCAGAGACGTATATAACGCGCCCTTCTTCCGGTTGAGTAATCTTAGTAGGAAAAGCCATTATGCACCCACGATGCCTTGTTGAATGTTTAATGTCGCTCGGGTAGTGGTAACAGCTTTAAATACCTCTACCACATAATTAGGAGCGGAAGGAGGAGTAGTTGTAACCGCCCCTGCTACGGAGTCACTCAGATAGTACACAGAACCCGCTGTAAGCCCCGTAGTAGCAAACTGACCCGTGAATTGTATAACTAGGTTGTCTGCGTCCACTACTTGCAAAACACGCGCTACGGCGTTACTAGAGGCCTCAGCGTCAGCCTGTGCAGCCTCCAGCGTACCTAGATTGGAGTAGACAATCTGCCCCTCACTAAGTCCATGCCCGATTTGCTGTACCTGCTCCTCAATAGGGTTAACGCTTCCCACAGTTGGGAAGACCTCATCACCATCAATGAAGAGGCGATTACGCACATTAAGGCCGGTATCCTCTCCAGATACGCCAATCTGAGTACATTTAGTACCGTCTATAATGATGGACTCAGCCATCTTACACCTCTTAGGCTACGTCAGAGCCAAGAACAGTAACAACCGCAGTAGCTTCCAATTCAGCAAAATCAGCAGAGCCAAGCACATACAACAGCTCACCGCCAGCACAAGGAACACTAGACAGCTCACCAACGCCACCAGTAGCGCCGACCCATCCAGTAGCGGAAACATCACCACCATCAATGATAGCGTCAGAATCGCCAGTTAAGCCGATGTCTACGGTTTTAGTAGTGCCTGTAGCCTCTGCGGTTTCAACCTGGATAGCAGCGGATAAAATAACGCCGCCAGCAGGAACGAAAATGCCTGTTTGCTGTGAAGAAGTTGAAGCGACCACAGTAATAGGAAATTCAAAGGTTTTGAGAAAAGTATCTAGGGAGTTGTCGGTAGCGTCTTTACGTCCAGAAGTACCAACAGCAGAAAATCGAGATTTAGCAGTCATAATAGAGCCTCATTCAATTAATTAAAAATGCCCGAGGGCAACGAATAAAGGCTTTCTTAGGCCGATGGGTGAAGTATAGGCAAAAAAAAGCCCCCAATCAAGGGGGCTACAAAACTTAGTTGTTTTTATGCAACCGCGCCAGAACCGAAGTATTGACGTGGATCAGTAACACCTACTGAGAATCGGCAGGTTACTTTGTGGCGATAGTTAGAAGTACCGAAGTCATTATCAGTACCCATGTGCTCACTACGCTCAAAGAATTTACCGCCGTTCTTGACGTTGGTTCTTACTAACCAGTTGTTTACATCAGTAAAGTAGTGGTTAACAGACCAGCCGCCAGGAAGCATACCAGTGGAAGCCATTGCGTTAATCGCGTTATTGGCGGTATCGTTTTGCAGATAACTACCTAAAATGCGCTGTGCAATGAATTGAAGCTGGCGAGGGATAAACAAAGTTTCACCCTTAGCCTGAATCAACAGACCAGCATCATCTACATAACCCGAGATAGCAATCAGAGCATCTTCCAAAGAAGCCTCAGACAGATCAGCAGCTACAGACAGGACGTTAGAGTAAGAACCGCCTTTGCCCAATACGTGATCGGACGCGAACAGAGACTTACCATCCCAAGTAGTAAAGTTAGCGGTAGAGTAGCCGTTGTTGAACAAGTCAGCAGCAACATTCTCTTTAGTTTGCATCATGGACTCAGCCAGCATGTCACCCATATTGGACATCTCATTGATGTACAGGCCATCTTCCATAGCCTCTTGAGTGATAATGCCACCTTTACCATAGTTGATATGAACATAACGCTGTAAACCTACTTCACGGCTATCATCATACTGAATAGATGCGCCTTCAGGTTTAACCGATGCAAGACCCATGCCTGCGCGGATTACGTCTTCTTCATAGTTTTTACCGGATGATTGAACATCTAGAATATCGCCATACTCACGACTCCAGCGCTCATATTTCAAACCGATAATTTCGTTTACACCTTCCTGTAGTTCCCGTTGAATGGAACCTGTGGAGGTAATTGAACCTTGAATACTCATATTAGCCTCCTATTAAGTACCAGTGGTGTTAAGTTCAGCGGTCTGATTGATTGAAACGATCCATTGAGCGTTAGAATCAGTAGACTCACCAGTATTGTCAATTCGATTCACAACCGCTTGTAAGCGCAGAGGCAGAGTGTTGGTGTCTGCGGCAGAGCCTGAATCGAGTTCCTGAGTGGATACACCTGTTACCGTATCGCCAGATTCAGCGGTAAAGTCGATGTTCTGACCAATAGCGGTAGAAGTATCAATATTACCTCCATCGGAATCCTCTTGACACAGATAGAGTGTCTTTGGATCTTCAGGGATATAAGCAATAACTTCGGTAGAAGCTTTACGGTAGTAAGTAGTCCAATCGCCAGCACGTTGAGGCTCGAAAGCCTGGATAGCGCCAGCTAGTTTTGTGTCCGCTGGATCAGCCAGTTCTACAACTGGAATCTTTCCATCGTTTAAAGATGCGCCTGTATATTTAACCAAAGAGCCTTTGAAAGCAGCAACAGCGTCACCAGAAGCAAAAGCTACTTCCTTAAGACGGCCTGAATAGCCAGCTCCGAATTGGTTATCAACGGCTAGGAAGCCCTGTGGGGCGTCAATATTTGCCATGTGATTTACCTCACTTAATAAAAATTAAGCCCCTATGAGATAGTCTTGCTGAAACCAACGCCACCATCTTCTAAGTTAGGAGCATATCCACCCTCTGCATCGAGGGCGCCTGCTTCCTTGCTCTTCTTAAGTGAGTTTTGGAAGGCCATGTTCTTCTCCTGCTGCTTTTCAAAATCTTCTTTGAAATACTCAGGGTCTTGAACCATTAAATAGGCTTTAAGGTCACTTGTGGTCTTCCCAATGCCTACAGACCTTTTAACCGGATTGCCATCTGGGTCGGTACATACCTCCCACCATGCATCCTTTCTCCGTTGAACTTCGCCTTCTTCATCGTTAACCCAACGGAAACAATTAATAGGGAACTCTTTATACTTTTCCCTTACATCAGATGGAATACTCAAGCGAGATGTGCCTGATGCGTAAGCCACCCTTCGAGTGCGCTTAGTTTTGCGCTCCTCTGTCTTTACTTCAGTCTTGGAGGTTCTTGTCTTGCGTTCTGCCATGTTACACCTCCTGACCAGCTAATTTCTTAGCGTAATTGGCTGCGGCTTCTTCGCCGTATTTGCCTTTTATCATATTGTAAATGCTTTTTCCACTATCTGACAAGGTTTTAACGGGATCTTTTGTCACTTTCTGTCCTCCTGGTGGACTAACAGCCGGAGCTGCTGGTTTAGGTTTAGGTTGCTCAAGGCTTAAATCCTGTTGAGTCTGCTGCCATGAGTCGTTAAGAATAGAATTAATCTCAACAGTAGATAACTCGCGTCCTACCTGTGCTACCAAAGCGTTAGCCTTTTGATTAACCATAGCCTCTAAGGCTGCGTTAACAGTGGCGTTAAACTTAGGTGAGTTGGCATCGAGTACGGGGTTCTTGGCTCTAAACTGTAGAACTTCCTGAGGCTCTCCCGCTTGTTGAGGTGTGGCAGGTTGAGCTTTCATATCACTGATTTCGTTGGTCAGGGATAGGGCTAGATCAGTCTCACCGTCCTCTACTGCCTGCTTAACTTGTGCTTCCTTCTGTGCAATAGCCTCTTGAATAGCCTGTTGCTTCTGTTCCTCGAAGGTGTCCACTAGGGCAGAGGTAGCTGTTTTAATCTCACTCAGCTCGGACTTGAAGCCCTTAAGCTCTTGCCGGTCTTGATAGCGTCTATTGAATTGACGATAACCTGTGTAGTCTGCTGGGTCTCCACCATCTGCCTGATGTAATTCTAAAGGCTTCCATCCGTGTTCAATGGCTTGCTTATAGTCTTCATCAGCTTGGTACTTCTCAGTATCGACATACTCCCGATGCGTTTCAGGGATGGCAGATAAGTCTACCGTTTGCTCAATCCCCTCTAATTCTTGTTGCTCTTCGCTCATAACTATTCCTCAATGTGTTGGATAGAATCATCATTAACCACAGCGATAACGTCCGAGTCAGGACATACTCGCCATAGCGCATAACTGTTACTCTCTACGGTTCCAGGCTGTGAGAAGGTCTGACCACCATAGCGGGAGAATAGAACCTTATCCCCTACCTTGACCTCTTCATCTCCCCAATCAGCACCCGTAAAGGCTACAGGCCCCATGTCTACAATCTCGCCCCATATCTGCCCTGCTTGTCGTCTAGCGTGCTCATCAGATGTAGACTCCTGAAATCCAGCCTTAGCTAATTCAGAAAACTTCTCTTCATCAACAGACTTATTTAATTCTTGAGATTTAATGAGAACGTGAAATCCCGTAGGCTTAACTGGATTCATCTTCTTCCTCCTCCATAAGCTCAGCCTCGATTAAAAGATCGTGGCATAGAAAGCTCTTACCCTTGTTGTCTTCGTCTACAATTCGATTTAATACATGTAGATTACCCTGCAACCACAGATAATTCTCTGCGATGGTATGATTGGGGTCTTCTAATGCTGCGCCTCTACCACAGCCTAACGCTGTGTCTACCTCCAGGTCTTTAAGTGCCTGGATTACTGCCTTGGTTACCGGCTCCTTGAGCCACGCTTTGTACTGCGATTGTGTTAGCATCTTCTGCTCCTAGTTGTTGTCGAATAGAATCTCTCTCTTCTTTTAGAAAGGCGATTAATGCCATACGCTCTTTTGCGTCTACTTCGGCATAATTCTTAACGGTTTCGCTCTCAAGCTTATCTATCTCCGCCTCTACTTTAGCTAATTCAACCTGAGCCTTAAGCATCTCTACCTGGGCTTTAGCCATCTTACTTGCTGAATCGGTCTTATTAACTTCTATCTCTGATTTCATGTACTCCGCGTTAATGATGTCCTGTTGACTAGGCTCATTATTCGGAGGGGGTGCCATCTCATCAATATCCGGGACGTTCAAGGACTGTAGCCAGTGCTTACGTGCTTCGTATTGATTGATACCTGGATCTTGGAAGGACTGCATATATACCGCTTCGGATCGTGCGATTCTCTCTACATCTGACCCCAGGTTAGGATCAGCAGTAGGAACAATGTCTAGGTCATTGTTAAAGTCCATGTCCATAGTGAAGGACTCGTAAGCAATCTCTACCGGAGATGCAGGAGGAGGATTACCCGTAGCCTCTGCTGCTGCTAAAGCCTCCATGTATTGCTGTTCTACCTCTGGCGGTATTTCAGGCTCCCAGTCGATGATCTCCATATACATATCTTCATCCATGTATCGACCCATTAAGTAATAGATCCTCTGGAACTCCTCACCCAAGCCAGCGTAGACCCTGGACGTTACAGCATTGGGAACTTTTAACGCTTGTTGTAGTCGGGCTAGATAGAGACTAGCGGCCTCTCCTGCGGATACGTCTACATTTTGGGAAGCGGTGGTATAAATCCTTACCTCTTCTCGAATCTCTGTCAGAAGGCTATGTAATCCCTGCTGTGGCCCTGAGAACTGTGGTGTCCAGATAGATTGATTAAGGTTCTGACCCGACCCTACATCAACAGGGGTTAGCTGCCCCATAATCATATTGAACTTGCCCTTCTTAGCCCGTCCGCCCATCTTGACATTAGAGTTAATAAAGCCTGAGTTAGCAGCGATGTTATTCAACGTACCAGCGTCAATGAGCTGGCGCATAAACGTATTAAGGGACTCGTATAGGTCGTACATGAGAGTACCCCAACCGTCATAGACAGCGGGCTTCTCAAGGTTTGGAATGAATCCTGTTTGGGTAAAGAACTCCTCTCCGTATATCTTATAGACCTTACCCTTAATGGTTACGATGTCGTCTGCGGTGTATCGAGGTTCGATCCTTACAATACATTCATACTTCTTACACCATGTAACAATATAGGGTTCACAATAGCCATCACCGTCCATGTCTAAAGTACAGTGTGACTCAACCATTTCTAAGGGCTTGCGCTCCTCGGGTTGTCCGTTGTTCTTATCCTCTAGCCCCTCTATCTCTTCGTATTCACCTGATACGACCTTAGAATGATAATCATTGTATTCTAATTGGAAGTTATGAGACTTGCGGGGGGAATCATCAAATGACGTGGAATCATGGTCATAGATCATATTATTGGCAGTAATGAATGCCTCTTTAATCTCGCCATCAGACCACCACTTCTTCTTGAAATACTGACCAAACGTAGGCGCATACAATAATGCGAAGTCCATGCGCTTAGTCCAACCCTCGATACCTACCTTTAACCACCAGTTAATAGCACTAGATACCCTGTCAGCTCTCATCTCTTCGTCATAGTCTGGCGTTCCCCATGTTGCAACCTTGGCAATGGAGCGCTTGTTGACTACTTCGGGTACTGTCCTGGAGTTGAAGTCGATAGCCGCTTGGGAGAGGTAGGGCATCATAACCTGGGATGCGCCTGTAAAGGGGAAGGTCTTATCTTTAGAGGGAGCTTTCATCGTAGCTAGCTCCATTATCTCCTCATACCGCTTGAGGTAATCGGACATAGTCTCTAAGTCCATGTCGTAACCATCACAGACTCTAGACTTAATATCAGCTAACTCATTCTCAGTTAGATCAGGGACTAGGTTTTCACCCTTCTCGCCCTTAGTGAGAATTGATTGTAGTTTCTTTGGTACGGATTCTGCCATAACCACCCCGAATTAATGAGGTGATTATATAGGTACTTTCCACGGTTGACAACTAGTTACTATTTTAGTCTGTAACAACTACAGCCTGCCCCTTATCCCCAATCTGTAGCCCAAGAAAAACAAAGGGTGAGCCGTCTTGATAATCCACTTTCCAGCCATAATCCTTACAGTCTGTTCTTTCAGTCTCTCCATCAACAAAAACAACAACTCCGCGAGTACCATCTGGATGGAGGATCGTGTCGCCCTCATAAATATCAACACCCGCAAAGTCTGCCCACGGCGCCTTCCTCCTCTCCAAAATTTTTTCAAGTTTACACGCGAGAGCATTGTAAGCTGAGCGCCATATGGGGTGAGTGCTCCCAAGCTTTCCGTCAGCCGGTATATCATTAGCTCGCCATCTCGCATCATCAATGAGGCTCTGAATTCGCGCTCTCAACTCTAGCAGCTCTCTTTCCATCTCTATCTCCTGTTAGGTAGATGCGGATATGATACCAAGCCATCCCAGCTTAAGTATACGTATTTGTACCTAGTAGCCGGTTTTCTGCGACCTGCCTTCATGGTGATTAGCGTAGATGTCCTCATCTTCCCAAATAGTGACAGGCTCAGCAAAGGTTAAGGCCAGTGCATCGGCAATGTCAGGAGATCTAACGCCGCGTTTCTTGGCATCCTCTTTCTTCTCCAAGACTAATTGACTGTTTGAATTATACGAGTACTGAAGGGAGCAAAGGTCACTCTGTACCTCTTGTGCATTGGGTAGGATACAAGGCCAATCCTTAGACCATTCTCTCATACGACCCCAACACTCAGCCCTCTTGTTGAAATACTTCCCGATCTCATGGGCTTTAGAGCCACCGTTAACAGAATAGATATTATCGTAATGTTCACAGAGTCTATCGTATACACCAGCTCCCACGCCTACGGTATCAACAAACACAGCATCGAAGGGAATCTCAGCCATTTCAGCCATCACAGCACCCACGGTCTGCATGGTATCGAGCTTATCAAACACTCTAAACCAGTGAACTTCCCTGCCCTGCCTAAAACATAATACCGTCCTGTCCTCTCCAAACCTCGCTACATCAACGCCTAAGACCATAGGGGAGTCATTACCCTTTTCGTCAAAGATCTCACTAGCGCGATTTAGCATAGCCTCACGTATATCCTCAGCATCTATCAACACATTACCCACCGAGGCGTTATAGTCTATGTCTACCTCTTGAGCCAGGATAACCGGGTCGAGTAACTCCTTCTGCTTCTGGTACCACTTGTCCCCCTTGCGTGGATCATCTCGCCAGTTAAACGTAAATACTGGAATCTTGCCTTGGTGCCGCTTCTGATAGAAAGGGTTACCATTGCCATTAGGGGTAGAGACATCAATCTTAACATCAGAGTTCATACTTAAAGCCGCTTCAATCTTCTCAGGCCGCTCATAGAATGCTGACTCATCCTTGAAATATACAGAACTACGCCCGCCCCTACCGATATTATCGCCAGCCTCACCCTTGATATTAGCCCCGTTATCAGGGTTCAGTATCTTTAAGTGGGTAGCATGTTGGCGCAATGAAAACCCCTGAGGAAGGAACTCAATAGGCAGGTTATCAAGAATTATTCGTATCTTCTCAAAGATGGAATCAGGATCGCCCACCTTATCCACTAAATCCTCTTTGCGTGAGCCAAAGGATATACTCTGTCCTGGATGGAATAGCCACATCCAAGCAGCAAAAGCACAGCAGAGCCACGTTAAGCCCATATCACGGGACTTCTCTACTAAGCCATCCTCCTTACCCCGCCATCTATCGTATAGCCAATCTATAAACTCACGCTGTCTAGGGAATAGGATAAACGGCATTAGGGGAATGTCTTGCCGTGGGTCGTAGGTCATTAACCAATCATCTATGAAATCAGAAGGATGATTCTCATAGTGTAATTTAGCAGCCTGGAATAATTGGGGATCATTCCTTAACCTCATAAGGGTTTGCTGCCTATCCTCCAATATCTCGATTACTTGAGATTCGTTCACAGCGCCTCAAATTCTGCCTTTGTGGCATCAAGCTTATCTTCTGCTTTTTTTGCTGCGCTTACTAAAAGTGCTGACAGTGCCATCGAGTCTTCGAAAAACTCCGGATAATCACCAAGAATATCTATCATTAGCGTAACTGCCTTATCAGGCTGATCCTTTACTGAATCGGCGTGATCGTTTAACTCGCCAACGATACGCTCTAGCCTTTGCTTGCTGCGGTGTAAAGCGCTCCCTTTGCGTAATGTCTCTATATCCATAGCCCCTCCTAATGCTTCAGTTCTTTATTCTGCGATTTAATTGAATCCTGGTATATTTGAGAGGCTTCAGAATGTGTGAGCGCCGTACTGATAGCCTGTATAGCCTCTGTAGCATTCTCTCCAAAGTCAACCTCTCGCTTATCTCTCCACACATCGGGTCGTCTATTCTTTAGCCAGAAGATAGCACTCGTAGCATCTGGCGCATAATGCTTAACCGTAGGTATTACAGTCTCCTCACCTTTAGAGTTACAGAATATCTTATCCTCAGGATGTGAATAGCCTATAGCCCTATGAAAGAGTGATTCAGCAACGGTAGCATCTGCTATTTCCTTGCCTTCTTTTATGGACTTGCAAAACTCTGGATAGTCCTTCTTCCACCTATGGATAGAGGCCTCAGAAACATTAAAGAAATCAGCAAGTTGTACATCTGTAGCGCCTAGTTTACAGAGCTTAATAACCTGCTCATTGTATGATTCATCGTATTTAGTTGGTCGAGCCATTCTTTAACTCTATAGTGACACTTTTTGTCACCCCTCCAGTTCGGTTAATATCTGACTAACATCCTCCCTGATACTTACTGGGATGTCAGTTACTTTAATGTGATAGGGTTTACCCTCGATTATATCTACCATGTTTTGCTTGATTCTTCGGTAGATAGCTCGGTATTTCTGTATATTGTCTGTGTAATCAGATAAGCCCATGAATTTCTCTTTCAAGGACTCGAATTTATCTCTGTGTTTTTCTAGCTCTTTCGCATTCATGCCACACCAGTTATATCTACTCGGGTATTATTAGGCATAATCATGTGCTTTGCGTACCTTTCAAGCAATCTTTGGATCTGCTCTTCTGTGTCGACCCACCAATATAAAACATCCTCTCCGTTACACACAAAAGCTATCGCCCAAGTTCCTCTATCAAGTTTTCTAAATCGACAATATATTAAATTATCCACCCTTTCCTCCATGTAAAATGATGCCCCGTTATCATGCTTTGGCATCTCATCTATTGTTAGCTCTTTCATAATTTAAGCGGAACTCCCGAGAGGCCGAGACGGAATTGGAGGGGATTACCCCCCGAGAGTCCCTAAACTGTTAATAGCAGGGATTGTGAGCCGGTTTAGCCTTAGGCTTGTCATTAATCCCGTTGTCATGTTTGTTCTTAAGTGGTGATTCCTTAGAGTAGGATACTGCCTTACGCTGTGGCATGGATTTTACCCACTTAGTTGGTTTCTCTTTCATGGTACTCTCTCTTCAGGGAATTTAATTAGTAATTCATCGTATTTAAAATGCTCCGCCACACTATCCCATCCGTTGAAGTTCTTAGTATATCTTAATACCTCGTATCTTCCAAACTCTTGCCCGTTTTTATATCCGTCTAATCTGCCTTTAGTATAAGCCTGGTCGTTACAGTGCTTAAAATCAAGGTCTGCCTGACCATTTGTCATAAGAGTGAAATTGGTTGTTTCCCGTAACTTACGGCTATCATCTACCGTAAGATTTAACCCTTTAAGGAGCAATTTAATTAGTAATAATCTCATCTTTCTTGACTTGCTCTTTGTTTAGCTCAGATATTCTAGCCCGGATTCTCTCATAGACCACAGGATCTACACACTCCTCTACCGCCCTATCAAATGTTGCCAGTACAGTGCTTTCAGCTAAGATTATATCAGCTATCTTTTGCTCTAGATGGCTGTTTCGGTGTTTAAGTAAGCGGTTTTCTCGTTTAACAGCGTCTAGTTCTGATTCTTTCATGCTTTAGCCCCCTTTGCTTCCATCCAAGCGTCAACAAAATCCTTGTATAATTCTCTTGCTTTCTTCTCTGACACCTCTCCCAAATAGGCTGTGTAGCACCCGCTATTTAAATGGTAACCAATGTCCCATCCCATCCCATTTAAATAGTGTAAAGGCTCAATGGCGATAACATGCCTTAAGTCTATATACACCTTATCATCATTTTCACTATTCGCTAGTATCACAATCATGCCTCTCTCCTCTCCACTTCTTCTAGCCACTTCATAAACGCACTGTACATTTTGTACCGCTTATCTGGCATTCCGCTCTTAGTGAATCTCAATCGCTTAAATTTATCTGGAATTGCGTGAACTCCCCACTCAGTCACCCAAACCATAACCATCGGATGTTCGTTTTTACCCCTCATACCTCTATCCACTCCTCCTTTATCGCATGACCTATAGCAATTAGCTTCTCATAGTCACACTTTATCTTAATTGTGCTGGTTTTTACGTCATTCCAGGACTGCTTACCGCATATCTCGATTAGATCTATAACTCTAAATGGCTGTAGGAGTGCCTTAGTTGGCAAATACGGCTTTTTCTGCCTTCCGTAGTCCAATCCCACCACTATAAGCCAATCGTCCCCATATCGCTTTATATTGGCTTCTGATAGCGTTCCTAGTATTACTTCCACCTCTTCCCACCACTGTAATCAATAAGAAGGCCGGTTTTCTTGGCTTCCTTTTTCTTATCTTTGTGGGTCTTTGGCTTGTGGGTTTTGTCTAAGCCCTTTTTTACCGGGTTACGAGCCAAGTTGAATCCCCTCTTAGTGTCTTTCCGTATTCCTTTAGCTTCCTGCTGTTTAGTACCTGTTGACGTTTCCAGCGGGAATAAATAGTACTTAGCGCCATAGGTTGCGCTGGTGGAGTGCCGTATTTAAGGCTATTTGCTGTTACCACTTCGACTGCAAGGCACATTATACACCTCCGTTTTCAAGTTAGTAACTACTTATTTACCTGATTCCTCGCACTCTGTCAACCTTCTGTGCTCTCTCCAGAAGATTTCATTCTCAACCAAAAGGAAGCATTCGTGGTGCAAATCCATATTGAACAGGTTGAATGACTGCTTATCAAACAGGTGTTCGTGCTGCTTGTGCCATCGCTGCCGCCATGCTCTAGCCACCTCTAGTTGCTTGGCTGTTTTACAGCTATATACGCATCTTCGCCACTTGCGCTTGAAATCCTCCATAATCTTCAATAATGCCGGGTCTTTTGGCTTGTCATAAATATACATATGTTCCCCCTCTGCTCTCGTTAAATATAGATATTACCCTATCTAGAGAGGGTTACTATTGTGGAAAGTACCTATTCGTCATACTCCTCCCACTCATATTCCGGTGTTGCCATCTCTATTGAGAGATCCATAAACAGCCCTGACAGCGTATAAGGGTGTATATGCCCCTCTGCGTTCATCTCCTCTACAATCTCCACAATACGCGCTCTGAGGGACTCTAGATAGACTGTTTCATCATATATGGATTCCATAGCTCCATATTAGAGAATTTTAGGGGGTAGGTAAAGGTTATTCGTCTAGCCGCCGCATTTCCTCACGCTTTCTTTTTGCTGCAAAGCTCCCACGCCTGGAATTCTCAGAGTGTGTGACCCACTCCATATTATCTAGGTGATACCCCATAGAGCTATCTAATCTATCCACAGAAGGCGTTAATCTACGCTCATACCCTGACGCCTCCCAAGCCTTAAAAAGCTCCCAAAATACACTACAGCCCTTAGCCCACTCATAGAATTCATGCTTGTCCAGTAGCTCCTTTCCCTCGTATAAGTGAAGCTTGGCTTTCTGTACACCAGTTACCCGGCTTTTCATGTTTCTATAGCAGCGCATTAAAAACCCGTTAGGGGTCTTTTCGTATTTCTTTGTATCTGCGTTGTTTGTCTTGCGCCTATACTCTCGCTTATATGCGTTTATTTCTTCTCTTGTCTGTGCCATATATGCCTCTCATGTTTAACATGACAATAACATCTCTGGCCTAAAGATACAACGAGAGGTTTCAAAGAAGTCCTGATGGTAGGTAATTTGCTGCATTGCCCTCTGAGCGCCCCATCCACCCCTGGCAGCGTAAGCGTCTGCGGCGGCTAAAGTTGGGTGCATTTCCCATATGTGTGTGCTGCTTTCCTTGATTTCTCTATGGTGCTGGTGTCCCCCATGAATGTGTAAGCACTTGGTACGCCCATACATTTCACGGTGATTAGATAAGAAAACGTCAGCGCTGCTTGAGCCTTTCTTTAAATGCCCATGATGGAAGCCCAGCATATTCACACCCCATTCATAAGCATAATAAGGGAGAACCTCAGTAATAACGTCTATTCTCGGGTTATCTCGGTAAAACTCTGCGAACAACTCCCGCTTCCACACGCTCGATATAATGTTGTGATTACCCTCAGCATTCAAGACAACGACTTTAGGGTATTTTTGCGCCATCATTTCAATAACCTGGCGCTGAACCCTAATTGAAGTCCTAATCATTTTTGTAGGCCTTCCGTCAGAGTCTAGGATATGGTTATTCATAGGTGTAATAGCGACATGGGAATCGTAATGCTCGAAGTCACCCAACTCATTAAAAAAGCCCACCTCCGCCTCTGGAGAGTGCTCTATCAAATGCTTAAAGGCGCTAACCATCATGTTTTCAGCGATGTCTAAATCCCAGTCCGCGCCGGTTTCTTCATGCCATGCCAGCATTCCCAGGTGAAAATCAGTTAGAGTGTAAAGGTTAAGCAATTTGCTTTTGTTTTTCTTCGGCGCCTTGATTCTTTTAACTGGCTTAATCGTTTCCTTAAGTGCTGCGACAGTCTCTTTTATATCCTCTTCGAGCTGCTCCTTGTTTTTATCCGTCTTAACCCACCGCCTGAGTAGGTTCCCATCCCCATCTATGTAGTCGGAAGTCCCTTTTATAGCCATTCCTTGAG